CGTCTATCCGTGGTCCCACATCGCCCAGGCCGTCACGCCCTGCTACCGCTGGCCGCGCGCCGCCGGCGGCGATGTTTCGCCGCTGATGCCTATCCATGCCAGCGCCAAACCCGCCCCCGCGTCATAACTAACGCCACCGCAACAAATAAAAAAATACGCGCCAGCCATTGCAATATATGACACAGTGACCTATATTAGGGGTAGTAAGAAAAACCACGCCGAGCCCGGCCTGACCGCCGGCCCCGGCGCCAGCGCCCCCGAGTGGGGGCACCCGCCCGCGGCGGATGCCGCGGACCAACATCCCTCGCATGAGGGACAGACAGGAGCCCGCCCCATGAACTACACCCTCACCCTCCACGGCATCACCTGGACCGACGGCACCCTGAGCCACGACCTGGACGACGCCGCCCTGCCGGCCGCCCGCGCCGCGGCCCTGGCGGAAATCGACGCGCGCCTCGCCACCGCCGCCCCGGGCGCCGCGCGGGTGGCGCCACTCACCACCGCCCGCGCCGCCGTCGCCGACCTGCGCACCCAGGCCGAGGCCGCGGCGGTCGCCAGCCAGGTCGTGGTCGACACCCTCCGCGCCGCGCCGCGCTATCCCGAGGAGGCCCGCGTCCTGCTCGGCCCCGGCGCCCGCGTGGACTGCTGGCACCTCGAGGACGGGCACTGGACCTCGCACTCCCAGGTATTCGCGGCCGGCGGCTGGATCGCCAACGGGTGCCGGGTGCCCGCGACGTATCCCGCGGTCGCCAGCGAGTTCGCGCGCGCCCAGGACCGCGCGCGGGCCATGCTCGTGGCCGCCGCGGCGGAGGAGGCCGAGCGGGCCGCCGCCCGCGCCGCCGCCGACGCCGCCGCCGAACAGCGCGCCGCCGAGCGCGACGCCGCCGCCGTGGCCGCCGGGGCGCGCTTCCGCGCGTGGATCGCCGCCCAGGGCGACGATTACGCCCTGACGCTCCGCAAGTACGACGCCGACCACGACGTGCACGGCGAGGTCTATCGCCGCCTCCGCGCCGCCGCGGTAGCACGCATCGAGGGCGCCGGGCTCGAACTCCGCGTCATCGCCGCGGAGTCCGACGGCTGGAAGCCACGCCGCAGTCCCAGCGACCGCGCGTTCGTTCTGAGCGAGGTCCTGGTCCGGCAGGGCCTCGCGGACTACGCCGCGCCAAAATGGGCGACGTGGGACGAGACCACCGACGACGACGGCGAGGTCACGCCCGAGCGCCAGGCCGAGATCATCGGCGTGTTCATCTCCTGCCCCTGGGAAAAGGTCAACGAAGAATATATCTGCCTCGAACTGACTCACGACGAGTTCCCCACCAACATCGAGTGACCCCCTCACCGTCGACGACCCGCCGGCGCCAGCCTCACCGCTGGCGCCGGCGGCAGCTAAGAGACTGCCCACCCATGGCACCACGCCGCCACGCCACGCCCGCCAAACTGCGCGCCTGGCGCCGCGCCCAGCCAGCGCCCGCCAGGCCCACGCACCCCGGCCCCGCGCCCGCCGCCGGGCTCACCCAGGCCGAAGCCGCCGCGCGCCTCGGCGTGGCCCTGCGGACCTACGCCCGCTGGGAAGCCGGCCGCGGCCCCATCCCCCGCTGGATCCTGCCCTACCTCGACGGTAGGCTCTAGCCCCCGCCCCCACCGCCGCCCGCCCCACGCGCGCGCGCGTGCGCGCGCGTGCCCCCGCGGCCTCAAAACATGCTACATATAGCCCGCGCGCCGTGCTATATGTAGCACGTTTCATTTAGCCCACTTGCAGCGCACCCGTGCCGCGCCTAGACTTATGGCATGAGCAACAGCTCAATCCTGGCAGCCATCGACACGGCCATCGAGGCCATCATCACCGGCACCGCCGCCCACGTCACCATCGGCGGAGTCGTCTACTCCGCGCTCAATCTCGCCGACCTGCGCGAGCTCCGGATCTACTACGCCGGCGAAGCCGCGCGCGAGACCGCCCTGGCCGGCACCACCTCCGGCCGCCGCTTCGCCATTCAAGCCATGAGCGCGGGAGACGCCAAGTGAGCCGCCTTACCGCCGCCCTCTCCGCACTGCTGGGCCGCCCACCGCCCGCCGCGCCGCCCGCCCGCTGCTCGGACCAGCGCCCTGGCGCGCGTCCGGCGCCCCGCGGCCCCTACCTGGTGGGCGGCAAGCGCGCCGGCTTCGACGCCGCCGCCAGCAACCGCTACACCGACACGCACTTCGCCGACGCCACGAACGGCTACATCGGCGACCTCATTTCCTCGGACATCGACGCGCTCCGCCGCCGCTGCCGTTACGAGCACCGGAACAACCCCATCGCCCGCGGCGTTGTCTCATCGTGGGCTAACTTCATCATCACCAGCACCCCGCAGATTCAACTCCAGACGGCCGACCCCGCCTGGAACGAGGCCACCGCTGCGGCGTTCGCCGCCTGGGCCGACTCGCCCGCCCAATGCGACGCCGCCGCCCGCCTCTCGCTCGCCGGCCTGATCCGCCTCGCACTCCGCTCGATGGCGTTCAACGGCGAGTCCCTGCTCTGCCACGTCACCGCCACGAACACCACCGCCTACGCCCCGCACTCGCTCCGGCTCAAGGCCGTCGACCCCATCCGCTGCCAGAGCCCCTACGCCCTCGCCGCCGGTGACTACCGCGACGGCGTGAAGGTCGACCGCAACGGCCGCGCCCTCGCCTACCGCATCCTCAAAGCGCATCCCTACGATAACCAGACCGCCTACTCCGCACTCACCGACGCCGAAGACTGGGCCGCCGCCCAGGTCCGCCACCTGTTCCTGCCCGAGGAAGCCGACCAATACCGCGGCTTCCCGCTGCTCGGCCCCGCCGTCAACCTGCTCGCCGACCTCCGGCGCTACACCCGCGCCGTCATCGCCGCCGCCGAAGCCGCCGCCAACGTCTCCGGCGTCGTGCACGGCAACGATCCGGACGTCGCCCCGGCCGACGTCGAGGCCATGGACGAAATTGCCATCCCGCGTAACTCGCTGCTCACCATGCCCAAGGGCTGGAACATCACCCAGATCAAGGCCGAGCAGCCATCCGGCACCTACGCCGAGTTCCGCCGCGAAATCATCGGCGAGATTGGCCGCGTGCTCATGGAGCCCTTCATCGTCGCCTACGGCTCCAGCCAGGACAGCAGCTACGCCAGCGGCCGGCTCGACTGGCAGGATTTCCTGCGCTCCGTCCAAATCCTGCAGGGCGACTTCCTGGAGCCCACCCTACTCGATCCCGTGTTCGACGCCTGGCTGCCGGAAGCCATCCTGCTCAAGCAGATACCCGCGCTACCCGCTGGCCTGCTCACCCCGCCGCGCGCCTGGTTCTGGCAGAGCCCGCAGCACGTCGACCCGAGCAAGGAAGCCACCGCCCAGACCGCCCGCCTGCAAAACCTCACCACCACCCTGGAAATCGAGTGGGCCAGCAAGGGCCTCAACTGGCGCGACCAGCTCAAGAAGATCGCCGCCACGAACGCCGAAATGCAGGCGCTTAACACCCAGTACAAGCTCGACGGCCCCTACGCACTCACCCCACTCCGCCCGAATAACGCCCCCGCCGCCCCCGCCGCGGCGCCCACCCCCTCGGAGAACTGACCATGCCCAAGCCCGCCCAGCCCACGCCGGCCGCCCCGGCCGCCCCCAGCCCGGCGCCCGCGAGCGTAGCGCAGCCAGCCGCCCCGCTGGCCATCCACTGCCGCGCCACCCCGGACGCCATCGTGTTCGCCGACGGCCTCACCCTGCGCGCCGCGCCCGTTGCCTTCGCCACGCTCGACGAAAAGGCCCGCAGCGTCGACGCCACCATCGCCACCGAAGCGCCCGTCGAAGTCTATGACTGGGGTCGAGGTGAAATCGTCCGCGAAATCCTGCTCATGGCCGGCGCCGAAATCCCGCCCTCGCGCCAAGTACCCATGCTCGACGCGCACGACCGCTGGTCTGGCTGCTCGGGCGTCATCGGGTCCACCCGCGACCTGCGCGTCGAAGGCCCCGCCCTCGTCGGCCGCAACGTCTACGCCGACACCGACCCCGCCGACGCCGTGTGGCGCCTCGTCCGCGCCGGCCATATCACCGACAACTCCATCGGCTACCGCGTCCGCGCCGCCACCGTCATCGAGCCCGGCCAGTCCGCCACGATTAACGGCACCACCTACAGCGCGCCGGCGAACCAAGCACTGCGCCTCGCCACCGCCTGGCGCCTCGCCGAGAACTCAAACTGCCCCATCGGCGCCGATCCCCTCGCCAAAATGCGCGCCGCTGCCCAGCCTGGTCCAGTTCCGGCGGCAGCCCCTGCCGCCGCTGCTCTCACCCTTTCCCTCACCCAACCCCTCACCCAAGGATCCCGCACCATGGAAGCGCCCACCCCCCAGCCCGCCGCCCCGCCGCCCGCCCCGGTCATCGACACCGAGGCCCGCGCCCAACTCGAGGCCCTGCGCCAGGACCTCGCCAACAGCCGCCGCGTCGAAACCATCCGCGCCGAGTGCGCCCAGCACGGCCTGCCCCAGGACCAGATCGAGAAGCTCATCAAGGACAACGCCACGGTCGAACTCGCCCGCGGTGCCTGCCTCGACCACCTGCGCGCCGCGCGCCCGCAGCCCGGCGCCCCGAGCCTCAACCTGCTCGCGCCCGACCTCAAGCGCGAGGACATCGCCGCCGCCCTCGTGCTGCGCGCCGGCCAGCGCGCCCTCGCCGAGAAGCACTTCGGCGCCAAGGTCTGCGAGATCGCCGAACGCCACTGCCGCAACCTCACGCTCATGGACGCCACGCGCCAGGCCCTGAGTCTGGCCAACGTCGACGTCCGCGGCCTCGACACCGACGAGACCATCCGCGCCGGCTTCTCCACCGGCACCCTGCCCTACATCCTCGGCAACGCCGCCCACAAGTTCCTGCTCGAGGGCTTCGGCAGCCAGCCCGCCACCTGGCGCCGCATCGCCCGCATCATCGCCGTGGCCGACTTCAAGGCGCAGGAGCTCCTGCGTATGCAGGATGCCGGCGACCTCGAAGAGGTCCCGGGCGAGGGCGAGGTGCCCTACAGCACCCGCTCCGAAGACCGCGAGCAGCTCAAGGCCCGCACCTACGCGAAAAACTTCGGCGTCTCGCGCCAGGACATCATCAATGATGACCTGGGCGTGTTCACCGACGTCCCGCGCCTGCACGGCGTCCGCGCTGCCAAGCGCATCTCCAAGCTCACGTGGGCGCACGTCATGTCCAACCCCACCATGAACGACGGCGTGGCCTTCTTCCACTCCACGCACAGCAACCTCAACACCAGCCACGCGCTGGCGCCCGACACCCTGGCCACCGCCATCAAGGGCTTCCGTAACCAGACCGACAGAAACGGCGACCCCTGCGACGTCGGCCCCGCGGTGCTGGCCGTCCCCTCCACGCTCGAAGAGCTCGGCCGCCAGCTCTGCCTGTCCGACATCATCCTGCCCTACGGCGGGACCTCCGGCACCACGCGTAAGCCCGTCAAGAACGTGTGGGCGGACGGCTCGCTCGCCTGCCTGGTCGAGCCCCGCCTCGAAACCGCGGCGTACACCGGCTACGCCACCGACGCCTGGTATCTGTTCGCTGACCCGGCCGAGCTGGCTGCCATCGTCGTCGGCTTCCTCAACGGCCGCGAAGAGCCCGTCATCGAGCGCTTCGACATGGGCGCCGACCGCTTCGGCGTCGTCTTCCGCGTCGCCATCGACGCCGGCGTGCGCGTCGCCGAGTACCGCGCCGCCAGCAAGCAGACCGCCTAACCCCAAACGGATCAATGCGGCCGGCGGCCGCGCGCCCTGTGGTTCACGGCCGCTCCGCACCCATACCCAAAGCAAAGGACCCTCCCCATGCCAGAAGCAACGTACTACAAACCCGGCGAGACCCTGGACTACACCGCCGGCGCAGCCCTCACCGACGGCCAAGTCGTCGAGAACGCCGGCGTCCCCGGCATCGTCGCCGGTGACGTCGCCGCCAGCGGTGACGCCGCCGTCGAGCAGGTCCACGGCGTCGTCAAGTTCGCCAAGGTTACCGGCGCCATCACCGTCGGCACCACGCTCTACTGGGACGAAGACGGCGACCCCGTCGGCGGCACCACCGGCGCCGGCGCCGCCACCGCCACCGCCTCGAGCGGCGACTTCCTCCTGGGCGTCGCCGTGCTCGCCGCCGCCAGCGGCGACACGACCGTCAAGGTCCTGCTAACCGGCCAGAGCGACCAGCTTTGCCGCACCTTCGGCGCGGCCGGCGGCGCCGTCGCCCAGGGCCTGCTGGGCGGCTGCGGCACGAACGCCGACCCCGCCACCACCGCCGTCGCGGACAAGTGCTTCCTCGACTTCCGCGTCCAGTCCACGGCCACCACCGGGACCGCGCGCGGCATCTACGTGAAGCTCCTGCTCGCCGCCGCCACC